GCGCCGAACAGGCAGCGCGGGAGGCGCCTTCTCCTACCGTCGACGGAAACCCGCAGCCCGGGACTCCCAGGGGCGCAAGCAGTGCCGCGCCTGTGACGCGTGGCTACCTGAGTCCTCCTTCCATAGGAACTCGTCGCAGACGGACGGCCTGTCCCCTCGGTGCATCGAGTGCCACTACGCGGCTGCCATCGCTCGCCGGTACGGCGTGGAGCCGTCCTGGTACGCCGAGACGCTGGAACGGCAGAGAGGGGGCTGTGCAATCTGCGGCGCGCCTCCAAACGGAAAGCGTCTCCACGTCGACCGCGACCACGCGCACTGCACCGCCGACCGCGGGTGCCCAGTCTGCGTTCGCGGACTTCTTTGCAGCCCCTGCAACACAGGCATAGGCATGCTCGGCGAGAGCGCCGACCGCCTTGCCGCTGCCGCCGCATACCTCAGGTCGTGGCGATGACGGCAACGGTGGTGCGGTACGAGCCGCGCGGAGGCGCGAAGGAGTTGCTGTCGGCGAAGGAGCAAGAGGTCACAATCGCGGGTCCAGCGGGAACCGGGAAAAGCCTCGCAATGCTCCAAAAAGCGTTCTACACCAGCCTAATGGTCCCCGGCTGTCGCTCGTTGATCGTTCGACAGACGCACGCCTCACTGACGGGGTCCACGTTGGTGACCTTTGAGCAGCAGGTGGCTACGACCGCCCTGGCTGAGGGGGTCGTCCGATGGTTCGGGGGATCCCCGCGCAAGCCTGCTGCGTACACCTTTGCCAACGGCGCGGAGATTCTGGTCGGCGGTCTAGATCGTCCGGAAAAATTCCTCAGCACGGAGTTCTCGCGGATCTACGTGGACGAGGCCACGCAGATCTCACTGACCGCGTTGGAGACCCTGATCACCCGTCTCCGGGGAAACGCACCGACATACCGGCAGATCGTTCTTGCCTGCAACCCGGACCACCCGAAGCACTGGATCAAGCAGCGCTGCGACGACGGCACCATGCGCATGATCCACAGCCTGCACCGGGACAACCCCCTCTACGTCAACGCGGACGGCTCGCTCACTGAGCGGGGCGTCGACTACATGGCCAAGCTCGACGCCCTCACCGGCGTTCGGCGGCTCCGCTACCGCGACGGCATTTGGGCTGCCGCCGAAGGCCTCGTTTACGAGGGCTGGTCGGAACCCGTCCACGTCATCGAACCGTTCGCGGTGCCCGACTCGTGGACCAGGTGGGTGACCGTCGACTTCGGGTACACGAACCCCTTCGTGGCCCAGCTGTGGGCTGAAGACCCCGACGGCCGGCTCTACCTGATCCGCGAGTGGGTCCGTACCCGCATGCTCGTCGAAGACCACGCCGAGGTCATCCGCGACCGGCTGCTGGCTGGGCAGCCGCGGCCGCGCGCCATCATCACCGACCACGATGCCGAGGATCGGGCAACGCTGGAGCGGAAGCTGGGCATGGGGACGCAGGCCGCGCACAAGGGCGTCAGTGACGGCATACAGGCGTTCTCCGCGCGGCTGAAGGTCCAGGGCGACGGCAAGGCCCGCCTGCACGTATTCCGTGACGCGCTCCTCGAACGCGACCCCGAGATGGACGCCGCCTCCCTCCCGATCGGCCTTGCCGAGGAAGTCTCCGGCTACGTGTGGGCCGTGAAGCCCGGCAACGCCGGCGGGCTGAAAGAGGAACCGGTGAAAGCCAACGACCACTCGATGGACGCCGCCCGGTACATGGTCGCCGCGAAGGACCTCGGCGGTAGGCCGCGGGTTCGCTGGCTGTGAGACTGTCGGAACCCTACAAGCCGCCACCAGTGAGAGTGAGACTGTCGTGACCAGGAAGAATCCGGATTTCAGCAGGTGGGCGCAGGTGTTGCGGAAGTTGGCGCCGGTATCGCTTGACACGGCTGGGACTATGCTGTTGTCGGGTTCCGCCATGTTGCTCTTTGGAGTGGCGGTAGGGCTCGCCGCGCTCGGCGTCGGCGTGCTCGTCCTGAACCGGGTGCACAACGGCTAGCAAGCGAAGGAGGGTCGGTGGCCAGAACCCTCCTCGGCGCGTTGTTCAACCGCGCCAACCAGGCCACCCAGACTCCCGTCCCCTTCGCCTCCCGCGCCCAGTCCTACAGCCGCGGCCTCTTCGGCTCCAGCCGAGGCACCACCGCCCAACTCGACTCCATGGGCGCCGTCTCCACCCTCTTCGCCATCGTCAACCGCACCGCCAAAGCCGAGGCCGGCGTCGAATGGGGCCTGTACCGCAAGGCCAAGAGCGGAAAGAAGGAAGACCGCGTCGAGGTCACCAGTCACGCCGCGCTCGACCTGTGGAACCGGCCGAACGGCTTCTACACGCAGTCCGTGTTCGTCGAGGCCGGGGCGCAGCACAAGCAGCTGACGGGCGAGACGTGGTGGGTGATCGCCCGTAACGAACGGTCGCCGATCCCGCTGGAGATGTGGGTGGTGCGCCCGGACCGCATCAGGCCCGTTCCGGATCCGGAGCAGTTCCTGCTCGGGTACATGTACACGGGTCCGGACGGTCAGGAGGTCGCGCTCCGCAAGGAGGACGTGATCTTCATTCGGACGCCGCACCCGACGGACCCGTACCGGGGTATCGGCCCGGTGCAGGCCCTCCTCACCGACCTTGACGCGGTCCGGTACTCAGCGGAGTGGAACCGGTCGTTCTTCCTCAACTCGGCTGAGCCCGGCGGGATCATCGAGGTCCCCAACAGCCTGTCCGACGACGAGTTCAACGAGCTCCGCGACCGATGGAACGAGCAGCACAAGGGTGTCGCCAACGCACACCGGGTGGCGATCCTGGAGCACGGCCAGTGGAAGGACCGCAAGTTCACCCAGCGGGACATGCAGTTCGCCGAGCTCCGCAACCTCTCCCGCGAAGTCATCCGCGAAGCGTTCGGGTTCCCGAAGCCAATGACTGGGGCAGTCGACGACGTCAACCGGGCCAACGGAGACAGCGGTGAGCGGATGTTCGCCCGCTGGCTCCTCGTGCCCGACCTCGAAGCGATACGGGATGCCCTCAACCACCAGCTGCTGCCCCTGTACGGCGCAACCGGGCAGGGCCTGGAGTTTGACTTTGTCAACCCCGTCCCGGACGACGTAGAGACCGAGTCGAAGCAGCTGACGGCCCGCGCCAACGCGGCCAAGGCTCTCGCCGATGCTGGCGTGTGGGACCCGGACGACATTCTCTCGGCGGTCGGCCTGCCGGAGATGCGGCGTGCAGCCGCTCCCGCGCCGGCCCCGGTTGTGGAGCCGACGGCGTCGTGGGATGAGGCGGTGGCCGGCCTGCTCGGTGAGGACATCGAGAACGCGCAGCGATGGGTCGTGAAGATCGTCGACGACGGCAACACCTGCCACAACTGCCGCGAGCAGGACGGCCGCACCTACAAGAACCGTCAGCAGGCCTACGAGGACTACCCCGGCGGTGAGGGCTATGTCCGCTGTGAGGGCGTGCAGTACGGCAATGCGTGTCGCTGCAAGGTCGTCAAGCGCGGCCGGAAGGGAGAAGGGTCCTGATGCCGTTCATTGACCTGCCGGACCAGATCCCCGGCATCCGCGCGCAGGCCCGCCAGGAGCACCCCTGGTACCGGTTCAAGAACGTCGCCGCGGACGAGGCGGAGCTGCTCCTGTACGACGAGATTGGTGGGTTCGGCACGTATGCCGAGGACTTCCTCACGGAGCTGAAGGCGGTGACCGCGCCGAAGCTGCGGGTCAAGGTCAACAGCCCTGGGGGCTCGGTGTTCGAGGGCGTGGCGCTGGCCAACGCCTTGCGCTCCCACCCGGCTGAGGTCACCGTCCAGGTCGACGGGATCGCCGCGTCGATCGCCTCGGTCATCGCCATGGCCGCCGACCGGGTCGTGGTCCAGCCGCAGGCGATGCTGATGGTGCACGACGCGTCCGGTGTCTGCCTCGGCAACGCGCAGGACATGCAGGACATGGCCGCGCTCCTCGACAAGATCAGCGACAACATCGCGGACGCCTACGTAGCCAAGGCAGGCGGCACCCGCGACGAGTGGCGGCAGGTCATGCGCGCGGAGACCTGGTTCAACGCTGAGGAGGCCGTTGAGGCGGGGCTGGCCGACGAGGTGATGCCGTCGAAGAAGCAGGCGCAGCCCAGCGAGGACGAGCCTGAGATGGTGCGTCGCTTCGACCTCGCCGCCTACGGCTACACCGGCCCGCGGCGCGAGGAGCCGAAGGCGGCGGAGACCGGCCTGACCGAGGACATCCGGTCCCTGATCGGCGAGGAGATTGCCGCGCAACTCCGCGCCGCGG